TGTTCATCGGACTGATCCGCCCCGTCGAAACCCGCAGCCGCGAGGTGCGGGGTGAGGGCATTGCGGCCATCCACGAGCAGCTCGAGGCGCCCGCCGGGTGGGAGCTGACGCAGGCGCACATGGGACGCCAGCCGGGAACGACGGAGTTCTTCACGGTCGGGCAGTTCGCGCGCCGCGACGAGCCGACCGAGATCGAAGCCGACGACATCGAGACCCTACGGGGCAAGGTCCCCGAGGGGCACCAGCTGCTCGCCATCATCCAGCGATGAGCGTCCTGCACCCCGACGTCCTGCTGAGCATCTCGCTCAGCGCCGCGATGGGCCGCAACCAGTACACGCGAGACGTGCAGCCGATCATCGACGAAGTCCGGCAGCTCGCCGGCGGCCGCCCCGACATCCTCTACCCGGAGGTCGGCCGGTGGGTCGGGTACCACGGCATCCCCGAGAACGCAGCGCTCACCTCCGCCCTGCTCGATGCGTTTCCCGGTGCGGTGCCGTTCATCCGCGAGGGCCAGGAGCGACGCGACCGCGGCTCGCACAGCACGCCATCCGTCCGAACGCCGAAACAGCCCCCGACCGCCTCCTGAGAGGCCGTCGGGGGCTGGACTAAGTTCCTGCTTTGCTGGGCTACGAGCCGCGGTAGATGCTGTCCAGGGCGTGAGTCTCCTCGTCCAGGACATCTCGCAGGATTGGCAAGAGCTTGCCAGCGAGGCGCACGATGCTCGGGAGCGTCACGCCATCACCCACTTTGGTCGCGGCAAGTACGCCGATACCCACGTGAGTCCCGTCCTGTGTGGTCAAGCGCGCCACTTTCACGGGGTGCATGAGCCTGTCGACACGGTGCGCGACATGTTGATCTCGGACTTGGATGACGCGCTCGTGCGCGACACGATCGTCGGGGTCGAGCTGTTCCACGAACTCGCCGATGCGACGTCGATGCTGCTTCACGAGCGCGGACCGCCCGGATGCGAAGCATCGGCCGTACGCGATTACCGCCGACTCCATTACGGCTGCCCGGATGTCATCGGCATCAGTGACTGCGTTCTCGTATGACACTTCCGTCGCACCCGGCTCATCGACCGTGAGAGGCAGCCGCGGGTGCAGTTCCGCGAGCCGGCGAGAATAGTCGAGATCCATGATGAGAGATCGCAGATCAGCGACCTGACTAGCTGCCTCATCGGTGATATCAATGGAGCGCACGGGCTCGCCATCCATCTCCATGCGCAGAGTGACATCGCCGGGCTCCGCCCCTGTTCGAATCACTCCGCGGCCCTGGACAAAGCGTCGACTCTCGGCTGCCTCATCTGTCATTTGAGCGAGCCGTTCCCAACCGCGTCGAGAAGTAGCCGGGCGTAATCCGCCTGCCCCCGCCTCGAAGGGTGGATCTGATCCGCAGCAAGATCGAACTCCCAATCCAGCGTCGAGACATACTCAGAACCAGCGGCCTCCGCCGCATCCCGAAGGATCGCGTCAGCGCGAGCGACGTTCTCCGCGGTAGAGCCGGGTACTGATGCTGGGCCGAGAACCACGACGCGAGCCGCTGGCGCAGCGTCCGCAACTGACATCAAGACGTCCGAAGCTGCGGTCCGGAGGCGGTCCCCGTAGAGGTCGGCATCGTTGACGCCACCTTGAACAATCACGAGTTCTGCGGTGGGCGGGATGCCGTTGCGCTCGACCCGGTCGACGAAGCTGTTCCCGTCTCCGCACGGGCCCGGGTTTACGTAGCCGCTGCCGCCGTAGGCATCCACCGAAGCGTTCATGTCCAGGCCTGCTGCTACGACGTACGGGAAGGACTCAACAACAGGCGTGTCGATGGCCTGAGCGTAGGAGTCGCCGATGACGACGAGCTGTGCTGGCTCCGCCTCGATGCTGACCCGCTCGTCGCGTTGCGTCTCGAGCGACTCCTGCACCTTTGTGCAGGACTCCGCCAGCCGAGACTGTTGGATCAGGTGCCGTCCTCCGAAGAATCCGGCGACACCGATGATCCCGACAACCACTGCGATCGCGATGACCCACCGCCAGCGTTTCCCCATGAGGGAACCATATCGAAGGCGAGGCACCGCGATCGCAGCGGGAGTCAGAGCTCGAGACCGAAGTACATCATCAGCGCCTTCTCGTAATACCCCGCGGGGTTCGGATGCGACGGATCACCCATCAAGCCCGCATTGTTGTATTCCGTCCACGACCACCGCGCGAGGTGATCGATGAGCCGGATGTCCTTCGCATCGGCGACCTGATAGAGCGCATCGGTGGTGAGCGGATATGTGTCCGACTCGGCGTCGAGGCCCTGCACCGGGTTGGCAGTCACGATCACACGGGCCGGGGCTGGCGACGGCGTCTCGAACGCCGTGAGCGCCTCCAGCACCTTCGTCTTGTACGGCGCGACGACATCGGTCTGGTACTTCGCGACCGAGACGGGGTTGCCCGACTCGGTCGGCCGCGAGAGCCCGTTGATCTGCGAGCAGAGCAAGAGCAGATGCGGCCGGATCACCGACTGGTTGAGGATGTTCACCTGGGCGAACTGGTTGGCGGTGAGCTGCGAAGCGGTGGTGCCGCCGATCGCGACGTTGATCAGGCGCACTCCGGGCAGAGCATCGGACACCTCCACGGCGTAGAGCTGCACGACGTTACCGTTGAGTGGGGTGATCTTGACGGCGTGGATCGCGTTCGACAGGCCGGTGATCTCGTACATGCTGATCTGCGTCGAAGCGGTCAGTGTTCCCGTTCCGCTCGTGATCGTGGCGGTCGCGGGCGACGGGGAACTCAGCGTGACAGTAGCGACGACAGAGCCGTCGATCTCCACAGTGAATGCCGAGCCCGCGTTCCGGTTGAAGTAGACCCGAGCGATGGTGCCCGCGACTCCCGGCGTCACCGTGAGTGCGCCTGCTGACGCTGCACCCTGCACGATGTTGGAGTAGTCGAACACGCGTGCCCAGCCAGCCCCGGCCACGATGCGCCCTGAGTTATCGCCAAAGTCAGGCGTTGCCCCGTTGAACTTCTTGTTGATCGCGACGAATTCGCCTTTGGAGCGGTAGCCGCGGTCGGCGAGGATGCGGCGCAACTGATCGGGCGCCGTCGACTGACCGGGGACCGCCTGCGACCCGGCGAACGTCGAGTCGCCCAGCGTGCCGATTATGAGGTCGCCGGTCCCGGCTTTCACCTTCGCGAGCTGCGCGCGCACGAGGCGCAGCTGCTCAGCTTTCGCGTTGTAGACAGACCGGTCCCGGTCGTACGCGCCCGTGCGCGCCGAGGCGTAGGCGGGCAGGCCCTTGGGCGAGAAGGCTCGGTCTGTGACCGTCTTGGAGTAAACATCTGCGGCGTTCGCCTTACTTGCGGTGGCCTCATCGATGACGCCATCTAGTGCCGTCGCCGTCTTCGAGGCCGGGTTCTTGAGCAGGCCCTCGGTGATGGTGTCGTTCGTGCTCCCGACCGCCGCCGCTGCCGCCGCAGCTTCGACGGCGGCAGCCTGCGCCGCCGTCGCGTTCTGACGAGCGAGTTCTGCCGCCTGCGCGCTGGCAGCGGCGGCACCCGCGTTACCCGAGGCCATCGCAGCCGCGGCCTCCGCAGCGTTCGCGTAGACAGACAGCGACGTCATCGGGGTGCGGAGCGAGCCGGACACCACGACGATCTGCATGGTCTGATTCACGACGCGGAACGCCGGAAAGATGCCGAGGTCCGACGACCGGAGTTCGGTCATCGGGACGCCCTGCAAGTCGGTGAGGGCGAGCGGCGTGGAGAGGGCCGTGTCGGCCAGGGCGTACACCTGAGCGGCCGCGTTCTTCACGGTGTTGCCGTTACCGTCTGCGGCGAGCGTCGCCGGGAAATAGTCGATGATCGCCACGTCGGCGCTCCTCTCGAGTAAGGGGTGGGAGGGTCAGCCGAGCGCGCGGCGCGACTCGACTGCGGACTGGTAGACGACGCGGCCGACGACCTTCGGGTCGGGCAGCACGACGTCTTCGCCCTCGAGGACACTGTCCTTCGGGACGGAGCCGAGGCCGATCTTCGTCAGCCAGCGGTTCACCTTCGGGATCGCCATGATGCGCGTAACGACGGACGCGATCGCGACGAGCGAGGCGAGGGCGCCGGTCGCCCACGCGATCCACGACGCCGGCAGGATCTTCGCGAGCTCGGCGAGGACCTGGGGCGCGACGGCCGCGACCGCGAGGATCCCGGCGGCGATGGTCGTTGCCCCGGCGATGAGGGCTGCGAAAGCGGTGCGCAGCACGCGCTGCGTCTTGAACCAGATCTCGGGAACGTTCATAGTGACCTCCTCAGGTCTGTGGGGCGGCCGGGGTTCCGGCTGCGGGTGTGTCGATGTCTTCGATGACGCGTGCGAGCGTGCGGTGCTCCGCGGCGGTCAACGTCGGCATATCGGGCTGCACGCCCCACGCGACCTTGATCCGCTCGACGTACCGCCAGAGCACGCTGATCCCGTCGAGAACGCTGCGGTAGTTTCCGTCGAGGACCTCGAGGCGCTGTTCCACGCCGAGCAAGTCGGCGCGCAGGGACCGGTTCTCCGACCAGACGTCCTGGATTGGGACGGGCTGCCGCGGGGTGTGGTGCTTGGCCCAGAGTGCGAACGCACCGGCGATGATCGCGACGAGCACGGAGCCCCCGACGGTGAGGACAGTGCCGATGTTGTCGGCGAGCCAGTCAGGCATCTGCGTCTCCCGTTTCCTCCTCGCGCGACGCTCGAGCGATTCGAGCCGCACGCCATGCCGCCACCGTCCGCAGGATGTTCCGCAGCCGCATGACCGGGAACACCATCAACGCGATTGGAAGGATCGCTGGCGGCAGTCGGGACCAGTCGTGATCGATCGCGATCCCCACGTACCCGATGGCGATCGCGTACCCGGCCATGCCGGCGAGCAGAGCGGCCGTGCCGACGTACTCGACCCAGACTCGCGCCGTCCATCGGGACACCACGACGCCCACCAGGGCGGCGCAGCAGGCGAGGAACAGCAGCGCCGGGAACAGGCGGGCATAGAACGGGTCGGTTGCTCGCCCGACTGTCGTCGCGCCGAGCAGTGAGGACGCCGCGGAATACACCGCCATGATCGAGTACTTCCACAGCAGGCCGCTGTACGCCTCGCGGCCACCGATCGGGAAGTTCGCGGCCTGGTACGGCATCAGCTCGACGGCTCTGTGCCGATCGCGAGGCGCTCGCGGTCCCGGCGGTCGCGCTCGTCCGCTGCCGCCTTCGCCAGGCGCTCGACAGTGGCGTCGTCGATGTCCCCGAACCCCTGAGTCAGGAGCAAGGGAGCGAGCGCCGGGGCGAGGCCCTTCGCGAGCGCTTCCTCGTCGATTTCGACCGGCGCCTGGCCGTTGCCCTCCCGGATCGTGTTGACGACGGCGACGAACGCGTTGTAGCCCGCCCCCGGGAACGTGATGTTGCCCGCCGCGATGCTCGCGAGGGCAGTGAGGACGTTCCCCATCAGCGCTCGGTTGTCGTTGATCGCGGCATCAGTCTTGTAGTAGTCGCCGCTGGGTGAGTGGGCAACGAGCGCGTCGTACATCTGCGCCTGCTGGAAATCGCTGAGTGCCATGAGGAACCCTTTCTCTACGGCCGCCGCTGCGGGTCGACCGGTCGTGACGTAGTCCATGAAGTCGAGCGTCCGGCCCTGGTACCAGAGCGAGACGTGGAGGTGCGGTCCGGTCGAGTTGCCGGTGTTGCCGGAGAGTCCGATCTGCTGGCCTGCGCTCAAGCGCTGACCGGCGGACACCTGAGGGGCGTCGAAGTGCATCATCTGCAGCTCCGCGCCGTCGTGGCCGCGCAGCCAGACGTGGCGCCCCTGAGGCTGGTCGGCCACCTGCGAGACGCGCACGACCGTGGAGTCCATCGGCGCGACGACGGGTGTCCGCTTCGGGCAGGCGAAGTCGGTGCCAGGGTTCGACGACGGGGGGCGGCGATTTCGGTGGTCTCTGTAGTCGGACGAGATCCGGTTCTCGACGGGCCGGAGGTAGGGACCGGGCATCAGCCCTCGCCGCCCTCGGGATCGAGCCGGCTGACGCCCTCCGGGGCGGCGCCCTGGTCGCCCCATGCGGGGTCCCAGTACTTCTCGGTCTGGCCGTCGTCCTTCACGGTCACGTGCTCGGGGTTCGGGATGGTGCTCATGCGGTCCTCCTCAGTAGCCGATCGCTGTCCACAGGAACGAACGCACCCACGCCTCCCCACTGCGCGGGTACATGACTCGGAACCCGCCGCGAGACACACCGTCAACGCCGGGTGCGATGGGTGGGGAGAGCGGCGATGCGATACCGGCGAAGACCGGCAGCACCGAAACCGAGAGGATGCCGTTCGGGAACGGCTGCTCGAAGACGATCGCCGGCATGTATTCGTTGCCGAACGCCACGGTCGTGCCGGAAGTGAGCATGCCGGTCTTGATCTGAGCCCCCGGCAGCAGGAGCGCGCCGCTGGGAACGTCGATGCCGGCGAGCGTCGCCCCCGGGTTCCCGTTGTGCCGGGTCTCCGTTCCGGTAACGGCCCACGCGGGAGAGCCGAGGGAGTCCACGACCCGCGACCACTCCCGGTTGCCGATGCGCACCCGAGTGCCGAGCCGGTTGGCGAACTGCAGGACGAGCTCGTGCATCGCGAGCGCCCCGCCGTCGCCACCCCAGATCCGAAGGTCGATGATGTCCGCGAGGGCGATCTGGGACGCAGCGCGGACCCGCACGAGCGCAAGAGGCTGATCGTCGACGGTCCCGGGGGTGGTGTCGCGGGGCGGGAGCTGCATCTCGACACCCCCCGAAATGGCGGCGAACGTGGTCTGGTTCGCCTGCCAGTCCCGGTGTGCGGTGATGAGGTGCCACCGCTCGCCCGCGGGAAGCTGCAGCGTGGCGACGGCGTCGGAGAGGTCGCGGACGCCGTAGCCGAAGCCGCGGCCGACGGCGATCTGGATCTGCCGGTCGGCTCCGACGCCGGGAGTGACCTTCCAGTCCCCCGGGCCGCCGACGCCGTACTGGCGGCCGCCGGCCATGGCGAGCAGGTCCGACCATTCCGGCTCGTTGACGGTGCCTTCGTAGCCCGCGCTGGTGATCGCCATCATCGTCTCCCTTGGTCGCGTACGGCGCGCTGCAGGCGCGTGATCTGTTGTGCGAGCTGCACGTCGACGTCCTCGCTGTCTTCGAGCTCGCCGATGTGCGGGACGACGTCGACGCCGCCCTCTGCTGTCTCGGTGACCGACACGCTGAGGCGCTGTTCGATGTCGACCGGGCCGACCTTGACGTGCACGAGGTCGCCCTCGATGTAGGTGGTGCCGTACTGGAAGCGCTTCGTCTCGACCAGGGTCGTGCTCACGCCGGCGCGAGGTGCACCCTCCGCGAGCGCCTGCTGCCCGTCGATGGCGATGTCGCTGCCCTCTTCGGTGTTGCGGGCGTCGGTGAAGCCCTCGATGATGTCGCCCCACGCGGCCTCGCGGTCCGCGTCGATAACCTCTACGAACTCGCGCTCGACGCCCTCGCCGCGGCCGCCGACGACGACTCGCGTGACGGTCGGCGCGGAGCGCTGGAACTTGTACGCATCCGGCACCCCGCTCTCGAGGGTGAGGATCCCTGCGACCGTGTCGGGTTCGCGAACGTCGACGGTGACGCCCTCGTCCGTGTACGAGAGCACGACGACGAGCCCCGCGGCGTCGAGGACGGGGATGAGATTGTCGGCGAGCGGGTGCATACGGAACTCGACGCGGACAGGAGCGCCGCCGCGGCCGAGGTCGGGCGCGACGGTCCATGGCACGTCGAGGCGGGCGAAGTTCTCCGCCAGCGCCTGCTTGAACACCGTCTCGGGGGCGCCGGTGTACACCCGGTACTCGGCCGACTGCGCGTTCAGCGGAGCGCCAGGCACCTGCCATCCGAGCCAGTCCCAGAGCTTCCGGACGTCGCCCTCGACGTGCGCAGTCAGCGTGCCCTCAGGCCCCTCGCCGGGCGTCGAGACGATCGCACCTCTGAAGCGCTCGACGCCGCGGAACCAGACGCCGCACCGGGCGCCGTCGTCGGCCATCGCGTCCGCGGCCGGGTGATCGTCGTCGACAGTGAACGATGCGACGGGGATCTGGTTCGGCAGGAAGTCGGCCGTCGCCTCGACGCCAGAGAGCTGGCGACGGTAGGTCGACGCCTTGTCGTAGAGCACGAAGCGCAGACCGTCCATGGAGCCTCCTCAGAACGCGCGGAAGTACAGCGGGACGATCTCGAACTCGATCGCGCCGGATCCGGTGGCCATGACATGCAGGTGCACGGACGCGCCTGGCGGCACGGCCGCGTACTCCTGAAGCCCGAGCGCCTCGGTGGCGTCCTCGCCGACGAACGCCGCCCGGTTGGGACGGTTCTCGCCTGGCCGCGGGTCCGGCGTGGGGCCGAGCTGCGCGGTCGGGTTGCGGGGATCCGTGTCGATACGGAGGGTCTGCCCAGCCACGAGCGGGAACGGCGGCACGATGACCGCAGACCCGACGCCGAACTCCATCGACTCGAGCGGACCGTCCGCCCACCAGATGCCATGAGCCTCGACGTCGCCCGGGTTCGGGATAGTCGCGGAGCCGAACGCCGACGACGACGAGATGGTGTGCGGCGGACCGGGAAAGAACGGCTGCGCGCCGGGGGCACGCCACGGGCCGCGACGGATCGTCTTACCCGCCCAGTACGGCTGCGCCGCTTCGAGAGTGACGTCGTACTGCGCCCATCCATCCTCGAGTGGGTCGGTGTCGTAGACGTGGCCTGCGTCGAAGATGCCGGTGAGTGCGAGCTCGCGGGTCTCCCCGTCGCACGTCACGCGCCAGCGGCCCTCGACGTCGGGGTGGATGCTGCCCCAGAAGGCCCGGTGCAACGCCAGCCAGTCGGCCGTCCGATCGGCGTAGAGGAACGCTGGCCAAAACACCTCCCGCGCTTCCGCGCGCCATCCACGGCGACGGTGTCCGGGGATCAGCCGGGCCTTCGACGTGTGGCGGGTGATGACCGGGTTGTGGAGGCCCTCGACGCCGCGGGAGTCGAGCACGAGGCCCGACTCCCAGTCGTTCAGATTCCACACCCGGCCATCGGGCGCGACCCACTCGTGGGTCAGTCCCTGCCACTGTGACGTCGGCACCGGAGGCGCGGACATTGGAGTGGCGAGGATGACGGGCAGGCTCACGGCTTCCCCCTTCGTCCTCCGGTGCGGGCGTACTTGCGCCGCCGGTGCTTCTCGGCCTCCCGGAACAGCTCCGGGACGTCCTGCGTGACGAGGTCGCCGTGGACGACCACGGCCGCGCCGTCGCCGCCGCGGGTGAACGCGTCGGACTCTTCCGGGGTGAGCACCGCCTCCGGACGGCCGGACAGGTTCACTGCCATGCCGCCGTGAGGAATCCATCCGCCCTGGTCGTAGAGCTTCGGGACCACGCCGCCGTTCGCCATCGCCCAGTGGACGTGATTGAAGTGCTGCGCGCGCACCGCGCCGTCCCAGAAGTGCTCCTGACCGTTGAGGAGCTGCCGGCCCCCGGCCGGGGAGTAGATCAGCTCTCGCGAGTCAGGGAACGCGCCCTTGAGCCAGTTGAAGATGTCCATCCGCGGGGTTAGGTCGATCGCTCGGCCCTTGCCGTGATAGCCGGGGCTTCCCGGGCGGTATGCGGAGTTGAGGTTCGCGTCCGGGAACCGGGCGTGGACGCTGTTCCACATGGCCTCCCAGCCCATGCCCTGCCCTCCGGAGACGGCGGGGGTAGCGCTGGCGAACATCCCGGCCATGCTCTTCACCGTGTTGATGGCGAGCGCGCCGACCGTTTCCCCGAAGATGTTCTGGTCCCCGAGCAGCGGCCGGATGATGCCGTCCACGACGTGCTTCTGGATCGCCCCGCCCGGGTCGGACAGGAACTCCCACGCGACGCCGGCGGCGTTCTGGATGTTGCCCCAGACGTCCCCGGCGAAGTCGAGCACACCGCCGTTGGCGAACGCGCGACCGTTGCGGGCCGCGGCGTTCAGCGCGGCGACGCCGGCGGGACCGCCGACGGCGCGGGTGAACTCGGGCCGCATGATCGCTTCGCCGCCAGAGAGCGCGAGCCCGCCGGCAGTGGGCGACCAGAACTGGTGCACATCGCGCCCGGGCGTGTAGCCGGGCAGGACGCCGCCGGATGCGAACTTCACGAGGTCGGCCTTCGGCAGCTTCATGTCGCCGAGGCCGAGCGTGCCCACGAGGTCGTTCCAGAACGAGCGAAGACCGTTGTTCCAGACGGTGTCGAGGACGAAGTTGATCGGCGCGGCCGCGGCCTGCTTGATCCCCTCCCACGCCACAGCGATGCCGTCAGCGACCCGCTCGAACGCCTGTCCGATCAGGTCGATGCCGACCTTGAACGGGGTGAAGACGTGCTGATCGATCCACGTCCACACGGTGCTGATGGTGGACGAGATCCCGTCCCAGACCGGCTTGATGACGTTGTCGTAGAGCCACTGGAACACGATGCCGAGGCCCTGCAGCGCGAGGCTGATGAACCCGACGATCGGCTCGATGATGGTGGACCAGATCCAGGAGAACACCTCCCCGATCGCGGCGAATACGGGCGAGAGGACGTTCTGCCAGAGCCAGACGGCGATCGCGCCCCAGAGTCGGAAGTAGTTGACGATCAGCGTCCCGATGGGGCTGATGATGTTCTCCCAGATCCAGGTGAACACGGCGCCGATCCCGGCGAAGATCGGCTGAAGCACCGTCTCCCACAGCCAGGTGATCGCGGTGCCGATGGCGTCCATCACGGTCGACCAGATCTGCTGGCCGAGCTCGGTCTGAGTGAAGAACCAGACCAGGCCCGCGACGAGCGCCGCGATCGCCGCGATGACGAGACCGATGGGGTTCGCCGACAGCGCCGCGTTGAACAGCCACTGCGCGCCCGTCGCGACCTTCATGGCCGCGCTGGTCGCCAGGGTGGCGGTCTTCTGCGCGATGGTCGCCAGCACCCCGCGGCTGCGCGCTGCGGTCTGCGTGTTCTCCGCCGACGTCGCCGCGATCGTGCTGCCCATGCTCGCCCGGTTGGACGCGGCCAGGGACCGGTTCGCGGCGGCGAGCGCGAAGGTCGATGTGACCTGAAGGCCCATGCCGACGAGCGAGTCCCGGCCGACGATGTTGTTCAGGACCGCGGCGCCCTTCACCGCGAGGAAGCCGGCGACGAGCAGCGGCATCGCCGCGGTGAGCAGCCCTGCGTTGTCGGCGAGGAAGCCGAGCACGGTGTTGGTCACGGCGAGAACGTCGTCGAGGCCGGGCAGCGCGGCCGCGGCTTCACCGATGACGGGCGCGAGGGTCGCGACCGAGTCGGTGATGCCGGAGAAGGACGCGCCGACGTCGGTGCCGGGGTTGCCGATCTGGGTGAAGAATTCGGCGACGGCGTCGCGGGCGTCGAGGATGAAGTCGACCATCGGCGAGTCCTCGGCCCACCCGAATGCGCTGGTGAGCTTTCCGGTGAAGTCGCCCTGCACGATGAGGGCGTAGAGACCCTGCACGCCGGTCCACAGGTTCGCAATGAACGCCGCAATCTGCGGGCCCGCGTCGACGAGCCACTGCACGCCGGAGCGCACGTACGGGAGCGCCAGGCCGACGAGCTCGATCGCGCCCGCGAGCCCGTCCTTGATCATCGGGATCAGCGGCTGGATCGCGTCGGCCATGCCGACGGCGAACGTGTCCTTGAGCGTGGACCACAGGCCGGACATGGAGGCCGACTGCTGCTCCATCATCCCGTTGAACCGATCGAGGCCCTTGCCGGTCTCCAGCGCGGCCATGAGCTGCTCGAGCTCGACGCGGCCAAGCTTGCCGTTCGAGGCCATCCCGGCGAGTTCTTCCTTCGAGCGGCCGGTCGCGGCCGTCAGCAGGTCGAACACGGGGATGCCCGCGTCGCGGAGTTGGTTGAGGTCCTCCGCGGTGATGCGGCCGGCAGCGTTCATCTGCTGGATCGCGACCGTCGCGCGCTGCACACCCTCGGCGCCGGTACCCATGCCGGACGTCACGTTGCCGAGGGTCGTCATGATCGGGATGACCTTGTCGGCGTCGATCCCGATCGAGATCAGCGACTGTGCGGACTTCTGAAGCCCGGGCAGGTCGAACGGGGTCTTGGCGGCGAACTGCGACAGATCGGAGAGGAAGGACTTCGCCTTCTCGCCCGACTGCAGCATGGTCGTGAACGCGATGTCCGCGGTCTCCATGCCTGCCGCGGTCGAGACGCCAACGCCGCCGGCTGCGATCCCCACGGCGGTGAGCGTCGCGAGACCCGCCTTCGCGATGCGACCGAAGAACGAGCCGAGGCGCGACGACGAGCTCTCGACGCCGTCGGCGTACTTCGAGCCGGCGTCGCGTCCGGCCGCCGCGACCTGCGGCTCCGCCTTGCGCAGTTCGGTGCTGATCTCGCGACCGACGCCGGGCATCCGCACACCGAGGGCGATGTACGCGTTCGCGATCTCCACGCCAGTCGCCATGTGAACCCCCGTCTATTGCTCGCGCTTCCGCCGCGCTTGGCGTCGGGCGTAGTTCTGCGCCTTCGCGCTGTTCTTCGCCTCTTCCGCTCGCACCTCGTGCGCCGGTCGCGGCAACTCGATGCGGGTCGGCGCCTGCCCCTTCGACTGATTCGCGTGCCAGTCGATGACCTCGAGGCGGTAGATCGCCTCGCGCAGGAAGTGGCCTTCGTCCGACAGGGCGATCGGGCCGCCCGTGGCGCGCCAGAGAGCGCATCCGTTGGGCAGGCCCGCGACGTAGTCGGCGACTTCGGTCAGCGTGCGCTCGGGCTCGGTGCGGCCGTCGCGGAGAACGCGGATGCCGTACTCGGCTTGGAGCGATGCCCGCAGGGGACCCTCATGGTTTTCGAGGGCCCCTGCGAGCACGATCAGTTTGGGTTGAGGGCCTGGAACAGGTCGAGGACGAACTGGGCACCGTCGGACGTCGACACTCGCCCGTTGGCGCCGCGCAGCTCGTCGAGGACGGTGCGGTACTGGTCGCCGACGAGGCGGCGCAGCAGCGACGGGAGCCGCGAGGCGTCGTTCTGGTCCTGCACGGCGCGGATGTCGTCGAGCACCTCGAAGTCGTCGAGCGCTTCGTCAGCGACGTCGACGTCGACGGTCTTGCCGAGGGCGGTCGGCATCGAGACGCGTCGGCCGGGCACCTTGCGGAACTTCGGCTCGTCGTCGTCGTCGAGGCCGTCCGGCAGATCGATCTCGATCTTCTCGATCTTCGGCTTGATCGTCTTGGGCTGGTGGTCCGTGGGCGCCTTCGCGCCGGCGGGCTTGGTGGGCATGATGTCTCCTCCGACTGGTCTCCGACTGACGATGGGACGGTGGGCGGAGCCGTCGGAGGAAACTCCGCCCACCGGTCTGAGTGCCGGGCTTACTCGCCCGGCGGCAGCGCGGGCTGCGTGGCCGCGCGGTGCGCGTCGATCGCGGCGAGGCGGTCGGCCTTGTTCTTCGCAGTACCGACGTCGACGCCCGCGCGCTGCGCGTAGGCGTCGAGCTGCCGGTTCGTCCAGGCGCCGTCGGGGATGCCCGCCGGGACCTCGACGAGTCCGGACTCGCCCTGGACGGCGAGCGGCCGGCGGTGGCCGAATCGGTCCTCGGTGTACGTCTGCCCGGCCATCACGCGCCCGCCTCTTCGAGGTCGGTGGCGAGGTGGATGTACTCGCCGATGATCTCGCCGAGGAACGGGTATCCCGCGATGTCCTCGCCCGCGAAGGTGCGGTCACCGTTCGGGGAGATCTCGAACCGCGGGATCAGCAGGCGGTCCTGCACCTCATCGTCGTCCGCGTCGAACAGGTCGATGACGGCCGCGCGCACCTGGATGCGCTGACCGGGGCCGCGGGTCGCCTTGCGGACGCCGGGCGTCGTGGTGTCGACGCTCTTCTCGTGGTAGCGGAGCGAGTTCGTCTGCGCCTTCGACTCGAGCGCGTGGAAGCTGATCTGCGTTCCGGGCTCGGTCATGCGGGTGCGGACGACGCCCTGCCCCTGGTGACCGCGGATGCGGTTCACCGAGCCGGTCAGCGTCTCGCCGAGGCCGTCGGAGTGCAGCCACCCGACGTCCTCGAATGCGGGGTCGAGCGGGCCACCGATCGTCGTCGGCAGCGTGGTGCCGAACGGGGCGAGGTAGATCGCGTCGTTGTCGGACCCGAAGATGCGGGCCAGGCCAGCGTTCACGGTCATGTGTGTCTCTCTTTCGTGTGGAGCCGGGCATGACCGGCGGTTAGGCTCCCGCGGGCGCGGAAGGGGTCTGGCGGGTGGCGCGCACGCGCGGCCGCACGCTGAACCGGTAGACGGGTGTCTCCGTCTCCGGATCCGGGATGAAGTAGGGGGTGGTCGCCCGCACGCGGCGCCAGAGAGGCAGTTCGCCGCGGTGATCGAGGAACGCCATGCGGGCGTCGTCGGCCATCCGTCGGGCGACCTCGTCGTCCTCCGCCCACGCGTCGACGGTGAGTTGCGGCGCGTCGAGCACTCGGTTCACGGTGTCGCCGCCAGTGCCGTACACGCGGTAGAACTCCGGCGGCCGCGGCGACGGGACGCGCAGCGACGCGGGAAGGTCGAAGCGGGCGATGAGGAATCCGATCGCGTCGCCCTCGACGTCGGAGAACCTCACCGGCGCACCGCGCCCAGCGCGCGCTCGAGCACGGCGTCCTTCATCTGGCGGCGGCGGGCGCGGGCGGAGATCGTCTGCACGTAGCCGCGCGCCATCCAGCGGTGCGGGCGGCTCGCGTACTCGAAGCCCTCCCCCGCAGCAGCAGCCATCTCACGGCCGACGGCATCCACCGCGGCCTGCACAGGGACGGAGGTCATGATCGCGTTGATGGCTCCCAGGTTCAGCTGGACGTCGTTGCTGTTGGCCATGGCGATCTCCTATCCGTCGGTGCGGCCGGCCTCGCTGGGGCGGTTCCAGCGGGTAGGTGCCGGGATGTACGCCTGCGGGTCGCCGATGATGGTGAGCGGGGCCCCGCCGCGGATCCGCACGCGGCATCCGGCGAGGCTTTTGGTGTAGGTCTTCGGCCAGTAGAGGGCCCATTCGACGCGGACGCCGGCGGGCCGGGATGCGTCGGCGACGTCGGCGAGCGGTCCGGGCACGACGAGCACGTCGCGGACGGTCTCGTCCTGCCACTCATAGCGGGGCTCGTTTCGCGAGTTGCGACCGACTTCGGTCGACCGCTGGACGATGACTGCCTCGCCCCTCACGGGAGAATCACCTCGTCGCCTTCATCGGACTCGTCGACGTCGTCGAATGAGCGGGACGTGTTCCCGAAGCGGAACGCGTCCGGCGCCGGCGTGCGGACCGATCGGATGTTGCCGCCGAGGCCCGTGGCGTCGTCGAGCTGCTCGAGCTCTTCGGGGAGGAACCAGCGCGACAGCGCTGCGCGTGGGTTGTACCGGGTGGTGAAGGGGCCGGCTCCCTCCTGATCGATGAGGCCGCGGGGCTTGCCGAGGCGCCGCTCGAGGGCGTCGGCGGCCGCGGACACGAACAGGACTCGGTTGGCCTCGATGATGCGATCGCGGTACCGCTGGTCAAGGAGCAGCGTCAGCACGGGGATCCATGCCTTGACGCGGGTCTCCTCGTCGGTGTCGAGAGGGGGGAGGAACGGCTTGAGCTCCTCCAGCTTGAGGTCGAGTGCCATTCCTCCCCCTTCCCGTCAGTCGCTCGAGCCGGTGCCGGCTGCAGCCGCTGCTGCGGCCGCGGCCTCGCGGTGGGTGGCGATCGCCGTGAGACGGTCGCCCTTGTTCTTCGCGCCGGCGAGATCGATCCCGTCGCGCTCGGCGAGCTTGTCGAGCTGCGCGTTCGTCCAGGAGTCCGACGGATCGCCGTCGGGGATCTCCACGGGCGCGGATGCCGGCTTCTCGTCGGCACCTGCGGTCCAGCCCTTCGAGGTGAAGTACTCGACCTTGGCCTCGGGCACGTCGATGACGCGTCCGTTCTCGTGCTTGAGCTTCATCGGGTGGTCTCCGATCAGGGGGTGACGGCGAACGGGAGGACGGCGCCCACCGGCTTCGACGGGGTGCCGAAGGAGGTGATCGTGTTGCCGAGCGCGTACGCGTAGCGGGCCTTGAACCGGAGCGCGACCATGTCTCGCTCGGCGAGGTTGATCCCGTCGACCGTGGCCTGGTCGAGGAACTTCACCTGGATGTCCGAGCGCTGCCCGATCTTCACGCGGCTGCCGTCGGCGACGATCGAGAGGGCCTCGCTGTTGTCCCACGCGCCGTTCCGCACGAAGTTGGCGTCGAGGCCTGCGATGTTGTCGCTGACCGCTCCGCTCTCCGAGAGGGTGCGCTGGTAGATCGCCTGACCGTCCGCGCTGCGGAGGTTGGCGAGCCGGAAGCGCAGGCCGTTGGCCGACAGGAGGTTGGTCGGGTCGGCGCCCGAGTCGGCGACGAGCCCGGCGGCCTGCAGGATCGCTCCTGCCAGGTCGTCCGCTCCCGGCGTGTTCGACGGGGTGATGACGTTGCCCGCCGAGACCGCGGCCGCGAGCAGGTCGAGGTCGAGCCACGTCGAGGGCTTGTCGACGCCGAAGAGCACCGCCTCGTCGAGCTTCTTGCCGAGCGCGGTGCCGCCGAGCTTGGTGATCGCGGTGAGACCGTCCTCGGTCATGTCTTCGAGGGTGTCTTCGTGGATCGGGATGATCACGGCGACTTCCTCGACGATGAACTTCTTGTTGCCCCAGACCGCCTTCGACGTCGGCTTCTTGCCGGACGCTTCGGTGGCGGACTCCGAGACCCACTTCGCCTCGGGGAGGGTCGTGAGCACGGGCGCGTTCGTGACCTTGGTGCCGAGCGGCACGGTCCCGAATGCCTGGATCACGGCCGACTGCACGCCGACCGTGTCGAGGAACACATTGCTGTACTCCTCCTGGATGAGTGTCGCGACGTCGTCGCGGTCGATGTCTGCCATTTCTGGCTACCCCCTTCAGGGTCGATGGGATGAGTGGTAGTCGTGGATCACTTCGTCGGCTTGCGCAGCTGCCGCAGCGCGGCCGCGGCACGGCCCTTCTGCGGTTCGTCGCCGCTGAGGGGCTGTCCCTCACGCGGCTTCTGCTTCGGGGAGCTCTGGCGGCGCCCCGAAGCGACCAGGTACGGCTTGTCGGTCGCGAGCTTCTCGACGAGCTTCTTGATCGCCTCCGAGTCGGGCTCCTCGTCCTTCACGGGGAGCTGCTCGGCGTTGATGACGCTCAGCGCGTCGCTCGGGTCGTTGAAACCGAGCGCCGTTGCGATGGACTTCGTCTCGGTCGTGACGAGACGGCGGAGGAAGCGCTGCGTCGTCTCCGCTTCGGCCTGTGCCTTCGCGTCGTCGACCGCCTTCTGATCCGGCGTCTTGTTGCTCGACTCGTACTCGTCCCACTTCGCGGCCTTGGTCTTCAGCTCGTCGTGGCCCTTGTACTTCTCCCGCTCTCGAGCGAGACGGGCCTCGACGATGCGATCGAGCTCCGCCTGGTCCGCGGGCGCCTTGAACTCGGGTGCGGGCGGCGCCGGCGGCGTCGTATCCCCCGAAGGTGCGGGCGGTGCGGGCGGGTTCGATGGTGCGTTGTCCGACATGGGGGATCCTCCGTATATCCGTCGATGCCGACAGGTGAGCAGCTGTCGTACCTGCGTCCCCGCGTGCGCGGGTGAGACTCACGCGGTGATCGCGGGAGGGGTGGGGGCCGGCGCCGGCGCGGGCGCGATGGCTCGAGCAGACTGCGCCGCCTGGATGGCGTCGGTGACGGACCATCCGGGGATGAGGGCGAACACCATCTCGAGTGGCGGCTGCTTTCCCTCGGGAGCGGAGAGCAGCTTCTGGATGGCGTCGACGGCCTGAGCGAGCGAGCGCGTCTGGATGTCAGAGAAAGAGACCTTCGATCCCGGCGACGGCACCTCGCGGCCGAGCATTTCGGCCGCGTCTCGGAACGCGAGGTCGTACCCCTCCGCGAGCGGCTTCCGGATCTCGCCGATGTTGCGGAAGTAGCCGGCCTCGAGGGTGGCGGTGGCCTCGGCCGAGACGTTCGCGATGGTCGCGACGGGGCCGTAGATCGGCGGGATGTGAAGGAACGAGAAGAACTCGATCAGGTGCTCCTGCAGCGCCTTCACGACCTTCTCGAGGTCCGCCGCCTCGAAGGTTCCGAACCGGACGTTCTCGCCCTCTTCACCTTCGGCGTGGATCATCGAGTCGACGGCGATCCGCACGTCACCGAGGCGACCGCCGCCCATGTACTTCTGCGGGAAGGCCCCATAGCGCTGGACCATCTGCAGGGTGAACGTGGCGTCGACGATGCGGTGGTAGATCGGGAACGCCGGCGCGATGACCGACTTGGGCTCGTCGTCGAAGGATGCCGCGATGCGAGACACAGGAGCGTGGTCAAGACCGTGCTCCTGCACCTTCACGTCGCGCGGGGTCGACGCTGCACCCCTGAAGTCGTAGACCTCGGTCTCATCGATGAACATCCACCGCTGCGTGTCGGGCTTCTGCGTGCTCCCGGACACCAGGTGCAGAACCATAGAGGGGTGCTCGTCCCACGGGTTCGCGAACACTGCGTAGGTCTTGTGTGCGGACATCGGCCGCATGACGACGCGGTCGGGGTCGTCATGCGGCAGAGTCGCGATGTAGCTGTAACCGAGCCCGACCGCCTCGCGGTTGATGAGGGCCTGGCGGCCCTCCATCCCGGATCCGAGCCACGCGGTCTCGAATAGCTCGGCGTCAGAGTAGCCGTCGACGCTGCAGCCCTGCGCGTTGACGTCCTGCGCGAACTCGGGCCAGGGCGACGAGGACTTGCGGAACAGATCCTTGTACTCCTGGTCGGCGTTCGCTGGCATCCATGTACGGGTGAGCTTGCCCTCGAGCTTCTTCTGCAGGGTGCGGAGACGCGCCCACTCGACGTTGGCGTCCTTAAGCAGCTTCTCGATCGTCGCGCCGAGCTCGGCCGGAGTCATCGTCATATCAGGCGTACCCCTTCACTTCGGCCGGTTCTTTCTTCGGCGCTGATTCGGACTTGAGGACGCCCCACAGCGCCCACGTGACGGCCTGCGCGTGCGTGACGGGCTTGGTGGGATCGGACTGCTCCCAGGTGTCGCCGGCGCGGCCGAGAGGGCGCGTGGTGGCGAACTCGAGGGACTTGGTCACCTCGGCCTGGTCACGGTGCGGCACCAGGCCGGCGTTGACGTACTCGATGAACAGCGCGTGCGCCGCGGCGATCTCGTCCATGCTCATCGGCAGGAACTTGACCTTGGCTTTCTCGAGGGACGAAAGCACCGGCGCCGCGTTCTTCGGGTCGAGCACGATCAGCGCGTTGCCGAGCTCGGCCTTCAGCGCCTTCAGCTCGGCGGCGATCCACATGGTGCCGCGCTCGGTCTTGTGGTGCTCGACGGCGATGCTGTCGGAGTCCACGCGCACCGCCTTGCCGATGGTCGCGAAGCCGGCGCCGCGGCCGAGAGCGAGCGAGATCACAGCGCCGTCGCCGACCACGCCGGCATCCGGACGCGCGTGGCGCTTCCAGACCTTGAGGTCGAGCTCGGACAGCTGCGGCGCTTCCTCAACGCGCCGGTTCGGCCAGACGGAGAAGCGCAGGCGCCGCACCGCCGCGGGATCGAGCCGCGAGATCTCGTCCTCGATCGTTTCGCGATTGAGGCCAGCGCGGTGACCGAGGCCGGGGTTGGAGTACTCCCAGTTCTCCTCGTTTAACACGTCGATCTTCGGCGCCAGGTCGGGGTCGTCGGATCCGGGCGGCGTGTGCTCGGACCAGCCAGTGCGCGGGTCGGAGCCGGACCGCCCGCGATCGCGGACGCCCTCCCAGTACTCCGCGTCGTTCAGCTCGTCAGGCACGGTGCCGGTGAACAGCACCTGCGTGTTGTCCATGGCCGACATCGTCGGCAGCAACGCATCCATCGCGGCCATCGGCGTCTGCTGCGCCTCGTCGACGACGAGCACGTCGACCGAGAACCCGATGCCCGAGTTGCGCGATCGCGCGAGGAACAGGAGACGGTTGCCGTTCGCGAGCTCGATGCCACGCTCGTTGTTGTTGTCCTTGATGCCTCGCTCGCCGCCGAGCAGCTCGCCCATGAGGATCGGGGACGCCGTGACGACCCGCTTGAGCTTCCGAAACGCCTCGTTCGACGTCTTGACCTCGTGCGCGGTGTGCACGATCGTCTTCGGCTCGCCGTCGGGCTTCGGCCAGAGGAACAGGTGCGCGAGCTCGAACGGCAAGATGATGTTGCCCTTGCCGTTCTGGCGGGCGACGAGCTTCCCGTACTCGGTGCACACCCACCGGCCGAACGCGTCAACGGAGAAGATCGCGTCGATCTCGTTCTCTTGCCACGGATCCGACCGGATGCCGGCGAGATACGCGAGGTCGAGGGCCTCGTCACCCTTCGACGCGACCCGCGTCGACGGGATTCGGAGGAGCCTAGGCTCCTGCCGCCCTCTGAGCGCGCGCTTCTCGAGCTGCAGCGAGTTGGTCGGCAAGCGTGACCCCCTTCGCCTGTCCGTTGCCCTGGATCTCGGAGATCTCGCGCA